CAGTATAAGTTGTTGTAAAATCTGCATATTTTGTGGTGCGTGTTTCTTCCCAAACCTGTGCTTCTACTGTATATCCAGTTAAATCTATCGCAGCATCATTTCCATCTTTAAACAACAAAGGAATACTATGATCTGATCTGCGTTGAAGCGTAAAATTATATGTACCAGGTTGAATTGCCATAATTAAATTTTAATTACATACATCATAGATACGTTACGAGGTCTTGCTTCTGAACCACCTGCATTGTTTTGAGAAATACTAACAGATATTCCTGTATTCGCATTACTCATTGACCAATCAGTACCAGGATAACCTCCAGCACCTCCATAAGGTACATGATGTGGACCAGGAACAGTAAATAATCTAACTCCATCTACACTTGTAGCGTGTTGATGGCCTGGGTCACTTACAGATGCACTAACAGAGTGACCATGACTTAAGTTTGCACTACTTTGAGATGAAGCAACACTTCTTCCATTATCTACACCTCTACCATTATCAAAACCTCTTACAAATTCACCTCTTAAATCAGGCAAATTAAAAGTACTAGACCCATCACCTGTTCCATAAGCTGTACCAATAACAGCGAACAGTACAGAATATGTAGTTCTACTGACGGCAGCACCATTACATTCCAAATAACCTGATGGCACTGTAGCTACTGCTATACAAAATACTGAACCAGTTGGCACACCACTAACAGTGGTAAATGATAACGCTCCAGAACCATTGGTCTGTAACATCTGACCATTAGTACCGTCTGCTCCAGGTAATGTAAAAGTTACGTTACTACTGACAGAAGAAGGTGATTTTAGAGCAACAAAAGGTGCGCCACTAGAATCTTGAAATCTTATAGGCAATCCATTACTCATATCTAAACCACTGTCACTAATCTCTACTCTCTCAACACCAGCAGTTGCAAAACCTATTGTATTTGATGCAACTCTAAATATTCCTGTATCCGTATCTCCATCAAAGGCTATAGCTGGTGCGGAGGCTCCTGCACTATCATCGGCCAAAAACTGACCTGTCATCGTACCACCTGCTCTTGGTAGTAATCCTAAATTGGCAGAATCGACAGATCCTACAGTAACAAAAGCATTATTAGCTGCATTTCTTATTTTTAAATTATTGCTATCTGCCGTATCAACATATGGCATAAAAGCTGCTGTATTACTTGGATCAGAACCACCACTATTAAGAGTTTTTATTGCATCGAATACCGCATTAAGGTCACTTCTCACAGAAGCACCTGACGCATTGGCAATATTATAGTCTGATACTTGGCTCATCTATACAGTGCTTTTCTCCATATTACACCCCTTTACCATATCCTACAGCAGAAAAAGTAAAAGACCTATCAACAAAAGTTGAATTATTATTTTGCATAACTTTTAAAGTAAATCCTGTTCCACTTACATTTGTAACTGTAAAGAAATCTCCAGCTTGAGCATCTTGAATAGTGATACCAATAGAGGGTAAAAACGCATTTGCTCCACCTAAACCACTAACTCCTGTAAAAAATGGAGTTCCAAAAGTTACTGTTTTGCCAGAGGAAGATGTACCTGATTGCTGTGGAGCAGTAGATGTACTACCTCCTGTCTGATAATTCTGTTCTGTTCTTGATTGAAATTCTGCTGTATAACCTGCCTGTTGTACGTTCATGTTTTGTGCGGTATTCGTGGTTTCTAAAACTAACTTGAATTTAAATCTACGACCTTTAAATGTTCCATTAGCAAAGTTATTAAACGATCCAAAACTGCCTGATGCTGTTTGTGATGTTGCTACCTGTACCTGACAGTTTGCTTCATCTGCTGCTGGTCCATCAAAGTTACCGTCAGTTGCATAATTATCCCATAATGATCCACTTGGAATAATAGTTTCTATATCTGTTCCTATATTGAAACCAACAGAACGAATAACTCTTTTTAAATCAAGAGAAAATACAGCACCTAAATCTAATACATCCTTAAAAGCGTATTCTCCTGTTGCATTTGTAGCTGGATTAGAAAGCTGTAATGCACTGGTTGTAGTATTAAATGTTGTATTAGTATCTACTCCTTGAAACGGAGGACTATCTAAATCTTCTCTGTCTTGCAAAATAATTTGTGTGTCAATTAAATCTGGTAAATCCTGTATTACACTGGCTTCTCCTGTACTAAAGTTCCCTTGGTCATCTTGAAACTTAAGAATATACTCTCCCTCTAAAGAAGGAACAACAACATCTGTAGTATTACCAGCTAATGCAGTTACAAGATCAACTGAGTTTTGAAACGTACCACTTCCATCCGTCAGATTACTGTGCCTCACATAAACTCTGCCTCCATGTAAAACGTCAGGATCTACAGCTTTTGTCCACCTTAGTCTTACTAACTTATTAGTAATAGGCTCCATAGATAAGTTTTGAACATTACCTGGAGGTGTTGTCTTACCTACAGCATTAAAAGTTAAATTAGTTGAAGTTGCAGATAATTTTAATCCAGCATTATATGAAAATACTTTAAATTCATAAGTTCCTGCTTCTGTACCAACAATTTCAAAATCAGGTCTAAAAACAATTTCACTTATCCAGTTTGTATTATTAAATCTATATTGAACAAGATATTGACTTACACCTGTAACTGAAATCCAAGACAAAATTAGCTTAGTTACTGCAAGAGCGTTTATTACAACAATTCTTTCAGATGCCTGTAAATTAGACGGAGGATCTTTGGGTTCGTTTAGCAAAGATATACTTCTTGCAGGTAAACTAATTCCAGATTCAATATTTGCATACTTTCCATCAATATAAGTTAAAGCTGTAATTGCATAATTAATACCATCTTGTTCCTCAACGCTTATCACTCTAAATGTTTGTGCTTCTAAAGTAGAACTTTGAAGTAACCATATAGCATTTACATTCGGTGTTGCAGACAAGGCAGAATCTAACGTAATTACACTACCTACAATTCCAAGTACATTTTTAGTTTCTACTGTGCCATCAGGCAATATCACACTACATTTTTTATTCGTTCCAGTGAATGTATTTAAATCTTGTGTGCTATCTACAGTAATCTGTGTAGTGGTTGCTGTGTTTATTCTTCCTGATCTTCTTTCTCCACCACGAACAGGATCATTAACAGAAATAACAGATCCAGGTCTTACTATCGCACCAGCATCTATTGATGTTGTAAAACTAATAACTTCTGATTCATTCTGCTCACTAAATAATATTGCCTTGCCTAATCTTTGAGCCTGACCACGGGAAGTACAGGCAAATGCTTTTACATCTTTTTTGACTATTCCTAATTTCGCTTGTGCAGTAGTATCTTCTACGACTTCGTAATCTATTTCTCTGCTATCCATGTTGAAGTAACTCACAGAAATAACAGTATGTCTTTGTTTTAAACTGCTACCAGAATAAGAAAACCCACCTTCACCTACATTTGCCAAACTAAATAAATAACTTGGATCTGTTGGTTTATCCTGTGTAATAGTAACAGAACCTTCAGACCAAATAGGAAAACATCTCATAACACCAGCTAATTCATTTATCAACTGGTACGCTTCCATAGATCCCTGTAAATTTACATTACAACTAAATCTAGCTTCCTGTCCTCCAAAACCATCTGATACCAGTTCATTTGCATATCTACTAGCTGCTACAAAACTAAATAAATCTAAATTACTGTCTGTAATATGCGTTCCAAATCCATATCTTTCAGTAGTTAATAAATCAAGAAGTATCATTGCAGGACATGAACACCAGACAGCAGCACCCATTGTTCCATTGAATATATAGCCACTTGGGTAAATAATTCTTCCTGTCTGTAAATCAACAGTAGGAGTACCAGAACTAGATGCTCCTGCTCCTGGTATTCTTACCTTTACTCCACGAATACGAAAAGCTCTTTTTGGTATAGAACTAAATTGCTCAGAATCTATCCTTAAGTTTGTGTAAGCACTGTTTAAATATCTTTGCTTATCATCAATAATTTCACCGATACTTGTCCAAGCAAAAGCATCAACAAGATTAGAAGATGTGCTATCTGCCGTAACTCTTACAACTCTAATATCTACAGGAAATGCACCAGTTATATTTACACGATATTCTTTTTGGTACGCATCAGCAGTTCTACCAGTGATAGTATCTGATAGAACATCACTAAAACCACCACCGTTATATTGAACCTGTATTTTTAGCTCAACAGTGGAACCAAGCAAATCACCCTGATCTGTAGCTCTTTGTAATTGTGGAAATGTTATTGTTACTTTTGCAGCATCTACATTAGTGTTTGTTATCTGACGAGTGACAGGAGAAGAAGTTGTTACTGTTACTCCTACAGCAGTGGTTGATTGACTACTTTCAATACCAGGGATATGCTCTTGGTTTGACGTTCCAAAACGAGGTGTAAATCCTACATTTTGAAAGTTAAAATCAGAAGTCTGTGGATTTGTATTGCTGGCACTGGAATTAAGAATAGGAGTATCATTTAAAAATATATCTTTTAATGCTGCATTGTTATAAGCTGTAGTTCCTTTTGTAAGCCCTGCTTTTGATGGAGTAGCAAAACCTTCTATTTCTCCTTCAGATAATAAATCTTGAATAGTAGCAAATTGCCTACTGTTTAAAGTATCAGGTGCTCTTGTCGGAGATGGTGGAGTAGGAGGAGGGCCACCAGAACCTCTAATAATTTTATCTGTCATGCTTGTACCTGGTTAGTGTCAATACCAGCAGAAATAACAACTGATCCTGTAACTATCTCACCATAAACTATTGGGTGAGAAGTACCAGCCCTAGATGTATTTTGAACACCAGAAAAACTAAATGATATTCTTGGATCTTCTTCATTTGAAAAGTCAGGCAACTCAGGTAAAGGAAATAACATATCGCTTACACCAGACAAAGTGAGTGCAGCACCAATTCCTGCTAATCCTTTTGATATCATTCCAACCTTATGTAAACCAAATACAGGTGCTTTACCAAATGCCATTCCTAATCCTCCTGTGCCTCCAAAAGAAATAAAAGATGCTCCAATTAATGCTGCTCCTAATAATATTTTTCCTATACCTCTACCACCACCAGCACCAACAATAACAGGAACAATACTTAAATCTGATTTACCTATTGGATTTTGTATATCTTCCTCTCCTATTTCATAATCATCTACTAATACTTTGTAATATCTTTGATTCATATGTGCTTCTAACCCTTGAAAATTACTTGTTAAAAACCTAATTGCATCAGCAGTAGAATTTATTACAGCATCTAATTCTTTATGACCTACAAAGTCAG